GGATAATAAACTTCATTCTAAATGAAGCATTGGTCACTGCCCAGATTACTCTGGTGTGTTCCATAATTCTAAGTAGGTTAAACGATCTAATTAATCTCTCAACGTAACTAACTCTTGAAGCAGTTGAAAGTGAAGAGTAAGAAAGGTAAATGATTTGAGAATCATATAACACTCTTTCTTTTACTGGATCGTCTTTGTATTGAATCCATACCTTCTTACCATCGTCTTTATTAAAACCAGGCATTAAGGTTACTGGATCGATTTCTTTAAAACCTATAATTTCTTTTTGGTCTGGGGAATAAATTATCTCAAATGATAAGTAACCATCAACTAGGAATTTTCTAAAGAAGTACCATGCTGATTGTTCACCATTAAAACCAAAGTAGTGATAGATTTGTCTAAAGTATTTGTTAAGGTCTTTGTTAACCTCATCGGAAACATCAAGACCCATAATTGATGGATTTGCAAAGAAGTTCTTTTCGTCATATACAATTGCTTCATCACAAAGTATATCTAGAATATCTTCAACTTCATCATTCATTGAGAATCTTCTCAATTCATCTCTTTTACCAGGATAATCAATATCAAAGAACGGTACGTTCTTTTTCATATTAATATCTGCCATAGATAGTGCAGCAAATGCACCATAAATATCATCATTGTCAAGGCCAAACGGGTTCATCTCTCTGTAGCCGAATTGATCTTCCATTGGACCAATAGCTTGAGATTGTCTAAGTACCATGTCGTCATAACGCATACCAAAAGAACTTAGCGTTTTCAAAGCATTTGAAAGGCTAAATGGTCTTGTGTTAGAACTAAACGGTCCGTTTCTTTTTTCGGTAAATCCTGCCATAATATAGTATTATTTCTGTTTTATATATCTCATTTATTTAAGTGGTTTCTGAACATTGCTCTAATAGCACCAACTCCCATGCCTTCTAAGTCTAGAAAATCAATAAGTGCTATTCTTGGCCAGTGTTCATATCCCACTACTGCTTGTTTGGTTTTACGACTAGGGATATATTGTCTAATCGCAAAATCAAATCCAAATTGACCTAAAAAGCCCTTTGCACCATCATAAGTTAATGATAGTTGAGCCTGGTTTTTAGCAGGCTTGCCCTCTTGACTTTTTAAGTAACCTTGGAATCTTTCGTAAACTACATCTAGTAGTTCTAGTTTAATATTAGGTGGTAATAAGTTTAGATTAACGCCACAGTCATTATTACCTGCTGGGTCCAATGCTAATACACATGGATTTTTATCCCACTCTGTGGCGTATTTAGGATCGTCATATCTAAACACATAGACTTGTCCTGGTCTGAATCTTCTTGCTGTACTTTGTACTGCACCCTCTCTAATAGATTTCTTAGAGTCTTCAAACCAAGATTCAGCCTCAGATACTGCTCTGCCTCTGCCGCCTGCATCTTTAGCTAATTCTGTTACGCCTTTTTTAACTTTTCCCATTATTTAAGTGTCTTTTCTGTTAACACGATAAATCTCATGTTACGACTTTCACACCATGCTTGCGCATACTTATATTTGTCTGTGTTCTTAACATATTGTTCTGCTAAAAACTTATACGAATTTAAAGCCTTCTTTGATTTCTTAAGAGGTGGTCTAGGTTTTTTAATCTGAGCTTCTGGTTTTATCTCAACCATAAACTCTTCTTCAATACCCTCTTCGTTCTTAGTCTTCATATAGAAGTCCGGATAGTACTTATGTTTCTTATTATCAATTCTAGAAATATAAGCAATTTCCACAGGTTCGCTTGACCACTTTAATACGTTATCTTTAGTATCGCACATAATACAAAACTTTCTTTCCCATGAAGAACGGTAAATGATCGGCGTTGGACCGATATATTTGTCTGGATTTTGTGGCTCGTAATAGCCTTGTACAAAACCGGAATTTCCTCTGGGTTTTAAGTTCTTTATTGACATTATATATTAAACATTCCGCCTTCTGAACTACCATTATTAGTATTAATCTTATCCATCGACATTGTGTTCTTATATTTTTGTGGGTGGATTTTATTCCAACCTTTCGCATACCCTCTTTTTGCTATCTCTGTGAAATAAGCAAACGCGTTGGTATATTTGGGATTAAAATTACGCCAGTATTTTAAGAGGTCTAGTATTGCAAACTGCAGACAATCATTTCTATCATCACTATTTACGTAAACTAATTTTCTTATTGCCCTCTCTGCTAATAGGATTAACATCTTCTCAGCGTCCTTTGTTAATTTATCATCCGCTAAAGACTGCACAATCTGATTGTAAAGATCTTTATTATTTAGATAATTCTTTTTTCTCGGCACGTTTGTTTAATTTAATTTACCTTTATATGCAAAAAAGCCCGAATGTTTCGAAACGGGCTTTTGTAGGATTGTGGAGTCTATATGATTAGACCGCTTCTTGTGAATCTAAAGCGATTTTGAATTTCTCAATTCTAGCAGGCTCGTCGTTAACGAACACTGTAAGTATATCATTCTTACCTGCGTTTGTATATTCTAATGCGTCAACCTTCATGGCAGTACCGACAGTCATACCGTCTGATTCTACTTTTAATTGACCTGCAACATAACCATCTTCAATATTTAAAAGATCTTCATTTTGTACACCAGCTAATTCTTCTGAAATTCTTTTGATTTCAGTTTTTAATAAATTATCTGCTGCTTTAATATCTTCTAAGTTTCTATCAGCTTCTGCTAATCTACCTACTTGGTCATGTAAGAATGATAACATCTCATTGTAAAGATTAATCTTTTCATTCTTAGCTTTTCTTCTTTCTACTAGAGATTCTAAAACTTCAGCATATAATTCAGTAACATCAGCTCCAGTTTGTTCTGCTACATATTCTACAGCAGCGTCAGCTAATAGTTTTTTGAATTCTACAATTTTAGTATCGTTATTCTTTCTGTAAACAAAAGCATTATTTTCGGCCTTCATAGAAATTACAGTGATTTGGTCTTTAGTAGACTCTTCAACGAAATCTAAAACTTTGTAAGTATCAAAGTTTTCTGCAGCAACTTGAAATGCTTCTAAGATAGGTTTATCCTCAACTTTGATATAACCTATAGTAAAGAATCTTTCTGCAAGTCTCTCTTCATTACCTAAAGTGATTTCCATTTTACCAGCAAAGAATGTATTTGATTCTTTTACATAAGTAAACTGTATTGCAATTGAAGATCTTTTAGTTTCGTTTAATTCTTCTTGAGTAGCTTCTAACTCTTTAGTAGCAGTCTCTAAAGCTTCTCCTTTTTTATTAGCTAATCTAAGTTCTTTGATTGACTCATTTAAGAAACTAATCTTATCGTTTAAGTCATTCATTTTATCGAAGTTTACATCTGCGTTTTCTTCGATTTTAGAAATAGTTTGCTTATTATTGTAATCGTAGTAGAATGAAATTCCATTCTCATTGATTGTAAATAAATTATTAGCACCAACTAGCGTATTAAACACATCATTAGTTTCAGCTACTGGTTCTATATGAGATCCAGTTACTTTAAAGTTTACACCATTAACATGAAAAATGTGACCTTGGCCACTTTCAATAACTGGTGAAATAACTTTATTGTTTTCTTGATTTGCCATTTTTCGTATTTTATTTTCTATTAAGTATATATCGTCAAATTATTCGTCTATTTTACCTCCAAACGGATAGTCTCTTCCAGTAACCGAATAATTGTCTCCAAGTATTGGTTTAGCATCCTCTGAGGTAGCTACATTAGGACCTGGTCCGTTCTTAATTGTAAACATTCTATTAGACTGTTTTCTTCTTCTAGAAACTCTTTTAATTTGACTTTCAGTGTTTTGTTTTAAACCAAATGTTTCTATTAACGTAAGATTTGTTACATCAACATTGCTTTCTACCATAACCCATTCTATTCCGTTAGATTCCCACTTAGTACCGTGGTTAAGATCGTAATATACATTAGGAGTTATATTAGGATCTAAGAATCCATTTGGATCGTCATAGTCTCCTGTTATTGCATTAGCATACATAGTTCTAGTGAATTTTCTATAAGTATCTTCTTCAAAATCAAATGAAGGAATAAATGAATTAATCTCTAGGCTAAATGTAATTTTATGATTTGCTTTATCATCAAAGCTGTATTCCACAGGTTTTTCCTGTGTATAATCATCTGGCATCATATACTCAGATGATATTCTATAAGTTCCCTCTTCTAAATGTCCTGCATCGACGTTATAGAAATTAGCCTTGTACATTCTCTTTACAATAGCTTCTGTAACTTTAAATAAGTCTAATTGACTTGATACAAGTATTTCTACATCAACTCCGATAACACATGGAATCATTTCAAATTCTGCAACAAAACCTTCCATTAGGCCACTCTCATTCATCATTGAGTATTGACCCATATTTCTTTTATTAACTAATTTCGCAGGGTCTACTGCAAATGAAGTTAGATTTACAATACCTCTTGGTACTTTATCATAATTACCATCTGCATACTGGCCATCAGGGTCACAACCTGGCCCATTAACATTTGAAAATAGAAATGCATCTTTTAAAAAGTTCTCATCTCCTGAGACTGCATAAAAGAAAGGGACATCAACAACCACTCTCTCGTCGTTGCTAATTTGTCTAAAAAAACTCAGTTTGCTATTGAGGTCTGCTAATAGACCAACAACTACGTGTCTGATAACTGAATCGTCTTTATTAAATTTTAAATTGTATGTTGCCATAGGGTATATATCACTCTATTAATCTATGTTCTCTATCGTAAATTTAGAGAATCCGTTTTCTCGGTAGATTTCAATCTTTTTATCGAATATTTCATGTGGTAGTACCGAGTGATTAATTACGAATGTATTTATTTCATGTTCTTTAATTACTTGATTTAAAATCTTTAATATGTTGTAAACACCATCATGGTCTACTGAAGATAATAACTCATCTAGGAATAAAAGGTTTAGTTGTGGGAATCTTAATTTTAAGATCTTAATGATTGCAATAATAACGATAAAGTCTGCTTTCTTACGTTCTCCAGTTGAAAGTGTCAATGGATTAATATCTTCACCTAAGTGATTAATAATACAATTAAACTTTTCATCAAATCTAATATGGAATTGTAAGTGCATGGTTTGAGCCATGGCTGCAATGTTAGTATTAAGTCCTGGTAGAATAGTTTTAACTGCCAAGTTCTTTACACCATCTTCACCTAGTATATTCTCTACTATTTCCATAAAGTTATAGTCACCATTTAACTGGTCTTTACTTGAAGATTTCTTTGCTTCTTTCTCTTCAAACTCTGTAATAAGATTTCTTAGGTGATCGAAGTCAGCTCCTTGTGGAGTATCTTTAATTTTTAACAACTCGTCTTTAAGTTGTTTCATTGTAAACTTATTATCTCTAATCTGACCTTCTATGTCTTGTTTTGCTTTAGATGCGCCATTAGCCTTAGTTTGAAGACTATCCATTTCAAGCTTAATAGACTTAATAGTCTCTGTATCTTGTTTGATCTTTTCACTGAATGAATCTTTTTGTTTTACGTGCCAGTCAGAAGTTAATTTAGTTTCGCATGTTGGGCAGTGGCCGCTTTCATATAATGCTAACTTCTTATTTAGATAATCAATTTCTCTTTTAATGTCTCCAGCTTCTGTTCTCTTTTCATTATATTCTTTATTGAATTTATTCATCGCAGATTCTTCTTTCTTACGATTAGCATCCATATCTAATACAGTCTCATGTAGAGTAACTAACTGATCTTTTAATTCTTGTATCTTAGATTTATTAGCTGTATTAGACTCTTCTATTAGGGTATTTAATTTACCCCTAACAGAAGCAATAGAATCCATAATTTGAGTTAACTCAGCGTCAAAGGAATCTATATCGAATTTAATGTCTCTTCTCTCATCTTTGATTTGTCTTTGCATATCATTAAGAATAGAGAAACCAAACATTCTATCAATAATTTGCTTCTTGTCTTGATTAGACATAGTTAGGAATGATTTAAAATCATTTACTGATAGAATAATTATATTCTTAAATACGTGATATGGAATACCGAATACCTCATCTTCTAAATATTCTTGTACTGATTTTTTGCCGGCTTTATCAAACTCAACTCCGTTAATTAAAAGATTAAATTTAGTAGGTGCTATCCCACGTTCTATTTCGATGAACATAGTACCACATTTAAGCCCTATTTTTACATAAAGTTCTTTGTTGATACGATTAGGTAAGTCTGCTAATTTAACTCCTTCTACTTTTCCATATAAACCATAGATAATTGCATTTGCAATTGTAGTCTTTCCGTCACCGTTTTTACCTAGTGTTAGAAATAACTCTGAATCTTCTTTCTTAAAATCTATTCTCTGCTTTTGATTTCCATAAGAAGCAAAGTTTTTAAACTCAATATAGTCTATCCTCATTATTTATCGGTATCGTAATTATATGCACATTGTGTATACAATTGTTTTAACTTCCCTTTCAGTTTTAGAGACAATTCATCATCATGTTTCATCCCATCTACATACATATTACATAAATTAAGAATATTGTAATTTTTGTACATTTCTTCAATCTCATTTATGTCATAAAAATCTTTGTCAATATATGAATCTTCTTCGTAGATATTAGGTTCTAACTTTCTAGAAATATGTTGTATCTCATTTACCAGTTGGCTTAATGCGTTGGTTGTAGCTATCTGAGAAGGCACGAATAGATCTATAAAATTATTTTCTATTTGTTCCTTAAACTTGCCGAGAGGCATGTCATATAGCGCTTTAATGTTATATCTTAAAAATTTAGGGGAAATATGGTTTTCAAAGAATGTTTCTTCCATATTTTCTAAATTAACTAAGTCAAAACCTTTTGGATTGTCTCTATCTGATCTGGTTAGTTGGTAAGGTACACCGACCATTAGAAGTCTATTCTTTTCCTGTCTAAAATGAATATGCCCCGAATAGACTCTTGTATATTTGTCATAGATATTAGTCTCAGTTCCATGTTCATTTTTTACTTTTGAATTTAAGTAAATACCTCTAACTTCTGAGTGACAATATACAATATCTGCCTGTGGATATTCTGCTAGTGTTTCTGCTTCATGTTCTGCATCTCTTCTCCACGGCATTAATAATACTTTCTTACCTGACCAATCTAATAATTCAGGTTCTTTATAGACTTGTACATTTGGAATCCATTTTAAACTATCGATTGATGAAATATCATTTGACTTTTTAGCCCAAATATCATGGTTACCACAAATTACATAGCATGGTAGAATTTTACCAAGCCTTTCGAATAACTCAACTGCATAATTAAGAACTTTTATATTGATAGATTGTCTGTTATCAAATGTGTCTCCTACCTGAACTAATACATCACCTGGTTTTACATTCTTTAGTAGAGTTGGTATGAATAACCTCTCAAAGAAATCTTTTTGAATTTCTAACCACTCTACTGAATTTGCTCTTACGCCAAAATGTAAATCTCCAAGTACCCAAACTCTCTTTGCGCCTTGTTTAATTACTTTAGGTTCAATCATTTAAAATAACTTTTTAATATTCTTCTTTTCTAGAATACCTGTTCTTAAATCTAATTCTTGGATTAAGTCCTCTTTATATACGTTGCTTAGAGAACTGTAAAATTTTACGGGTTTAATATCGAAGTAGACGCACATTTCACTAAAAATATCTATGCGACTAAATTTTGCTGCCATCTCATCTACAATATATCCATATACTTCATTGATGTCATTCTTTCTAAGTTTATTACACTTACCTAATTCATCTACTTCATTAAATACTTTAAATCTAGATAATCCAATTAATTTATGGATTTCTCTAGCGATCATGTCAAAATGTATTCTTTCTTCTTCGTCCTGGTTATTTTTTATGCTAGGATCTAAATCGAAAGATATGTTACTCAGTTCAAATTCTGGAGTATCGAAGTTATTATTAAAAATTTTGTCATTTTTTGCCATAGTAAGATATTGTTTTTATATCGAGTGTATATTTGAGTTAGACATTTCATGCGTCTCGGTTAACCTCATAAAATTCCAATCGATATTTAGTTTACATTTTGTTCCCTTACCCTCACCGTCTCTAATCTTAAGTACTTTTAACCAATACTCTTGATTAGCTCTCATTAAATCGTCTTGAATAATACCAAGCATTACATCTGCTGTGTGAGAAAGTCCAGCAGATTCTGCGATGTCAGTCATTGTTATGTCCGATGCATTATAGCCTGATCTTGTTATTTGGGTTGCGGTTACAATCAA